ATTGACGAGGTTATTGAGGAGTCTTTTGAAAGAATTGGAAGACAAGTCAGAACTGGTTATGATTTAAAGTCAGCTAGAAGAAGTTTGAATCTGTTGTTATCTGAATGGGGCAACAGAGGTGTTCATCTTTGGAAAGTTGTTAATCATACACAAAACCTTGTAGCAGGATCAACCACATACACTGCTCCAGCAGATACAAGTGATGTGTTAGAAGCTGTTTTTAGAAATGGTAGCACAGACACTACAATGACAAAAGTTTCAAGATCGGAGTATCAAGCGATACCAAACAAATCTTCGCAAGGAACTCCAACACAATATTATGTTAGAAGAAATTTAGCTAATGTTGAAATTAATTTATACTTAACTCCAAACACAACTGATACTCAAATAAATTATTTTTATCTAGCAAGAATAGAGGATGCAGGAGAATACACTAAAACACCTGACGCACCATACAGATTTTTACCTTGCATGGTTTCTGGCCTATCTTTTTATTTAGCACAGAAACACAATCCAGGCAGAGTTCAAGAAATGAAACTATATTATGAAGACGAATTACAAAGAGCCTTAACAGAAGATGGTCAAAGAACATCAGTTCACCTAGTGCCACAAAACTTTTTTAGGACCTAAAAATGGCTTTTGCAGTTGGAAAAGAATCGCAAGCAATTTGTGATAGATGTGGCTTTCAATATTATTATTTAGATTTAAAAAAAGAGTGGAATGGACTGTTTGTTTGTCCTGAATGCTACGAACCTAAACATCCGCAACTAGATCCTCCATACTCAAAACCTGATCCTGAAGCGTTACAAAATCCTAGACCAGATAGAATAGAACCAACTATCGTTTTTATTGGTGCACCGGGGGACTCTCCCTTTGAATCTAATGGAATGCAACCTGCTACAGAAATCAGAGAGTTGATTATAAGTTCAAGGCTTGGTACAGTGACAGTGGTGATATCATGAATTATTCTGAATTATTAGACAACGTGAGAAACTATACAGAGGTCACATCTGATGTTTTAACGAACGCAGTTATAAATGTTTTTATTACAAACACAGAAAATAAAGTTTCAAGAGAGGTTGATAGTGATGATCAAAGAAGATACGCAACAACAACTTTTGAAGCTAATAATGCTTTTTTAGATGTCAGTGGTCCTGAAGGTGGATTTAAATTTGCTAGAGGATTACAGTTAGTTGAAACTGACGGAACTAGAACTTGGTTACAACAAAGAGATACGACTTTTATAGATGAGTACATTCCAGAAAGATCTACCACAGATACTAACTTTACAGGGAAGCCAAAGTATTGGGCTAACTGGGATGCAACACAATTAGTGGTGGCTCCTACTCCAAACGCAGCTTACACAGTAGAAATGTGGTACAATGAAACTCCACAAAGATTAGGTAATGGTTCTGGATCAACAACCACTACAACATTTTTATCCAACAATGCCTCGGAGGTATTGTTGTATGGAACGCTATCTGAAGCATTTTCATACTTGAAAAATGACAAAGATATGCAATTATACACACA